CTCTTTCGGTGGACAACATCTAAACACGGGGGACGCACGACAGCCGATGTTTCAAAGATGATCCCCGAGAAACCAGTCACAACAGCGAAGGAAGCTGCGCGACATGGATCGGGACGACCACCAGAGTATGAGCTACATGGATTCCGTACGGGGATGGACACAGCACGATTGAATGAACAGTTCTCTGTGTGGCACAACGAGTATTATCAACTCGTCCAAGTTGAGGACCTTGCGGTCACCGTCAATCCAAAGAATCCAAATCGCCTGGTGGTGAAAAAGAATCTCGGCACCCCACGCTTTGCTGATGAGTCCCGCCCGGAGAGTACGAAGTATGGCTTTACAAAACAACAGTCGGGAGATTTTGTGGGATGGACGACAGATGAAGGACTCTCCTTCGCCAGAAACCAACCACCAAATACCCAGCGAGTTCGTGGAGAACTCATCTACGATCTCTTTGGATCACCGACACCTGTGGATGACATCACATCACAACAACTCTCCTTCCTCAAACGAAACGAGCATCTAGGAGCCGGTGCGGATTCTGTTGGTGGTGACTTTAGAGGCTTACTCCAAGGAACAGACACATCACGTACGGCTATCGAGAAGCAACTCAAAGAGATCGGATATCAGGGTTACTACACCGATGCGAGTAAGACAGAGATCGTCTGGTTTGGCGATGCTGTCGAAGGCTGGAACTACCCGTGGAAACCGAAAGGATACTAAGCAATGGCATTTCCCCAAGGACAGGGTGTCCCTACCGCTATGGGCGTCACCCCCGCACGACCGTCGAACACCGGTATGAGCGCAGGACCATCAGGGATGAACCCCAGTCCCCCACCGGGTGGTGGCCCAGCCGTCATACCCCCCGGTCCAGTACCCGGAGTACCCATGGACGCACCTCCACCACCCATGACAGGCCAAGCAGTGCCCATGGAACAAGGTCGAGTCTATGATCTTAATCAGGATGCGCCGACAGACGGTGGTCCCGGTGGTGGTGTTATGGCACAACTCGAAGCATCAGGACTATCCGGGCAAGCCTTGATGGAAGCGCTCATTGGGGTCCTCTCACAGATGGGGATGAGCAAGGTGCGGTTTAATGGTGAAGAAATGCCATTGGGTCCAGGGGCAATGTCCGGTCCCGGCATGGGTCCCGGCGGACCACCACTCGCCTAACTCATTGATTCTTTAGGAGTTTACGTGTTACGTTAGCCTGCTATGCCGAAGAAACGCAAGCGGAATGTGATCGTCTGGGATATCGAATCCACGAATCTCTCAGCGAATTTCGGCTATGTACTCTGTATTGGTTGGAAGCGTTTGGATTCCCCACGGGTCTACGTACCTGCGTTACGTGATTTCAATGGGGTGTGTAAGACATGCCACCAAGTGAACGATCCGATCAACGACCGTAGATTACTGGAGCATATCTATCCCATCCTTGCAGAAGCCGATGCGTGGATTACATGGTTTGGAAAGGGGTTCGACCAGAAGTTCGTCAACACCCGACTGATGCACCATGGCATGGCTCCACTGCCGCCAGTTCCACACATTGATGGGTGGCGCACCGCGAAATCCAAACTAAAGCTCACCTCGAACCGACTCGCAACAGTCCAACAGTTCCTTGATCTCCCAGTGAGTAAGACCTCAGTGGGTGGAAAGCAATGGAACCTGGCAAGTGGAGGTGATCCGAAGGCAGCGGATTACATCATTGACCATTGCAGAAAAGATGTGAAGGTGTTGGAGCAAGCCTACGAAAAGATGCTCCCCCTGATTGTGGATTCACCACATATGGGGTTGATCAAGGGGAAGCCAGAGGGGTGTCCACGTTGTGGGTTGCCTACACTCAAGACGAATCCCTCTTGGTTTTATTCTTCGGCCACCCGCAGTTACCAACGATACCAATGTACCGCATGTGGGGGGTGGTGTAAGGGGAGTAAGGCGATTGATCGCTCTACCATTATGGCTATTTAGGGAGGATGAAGGAGTCGGAGATGCGGTGGCTACTAGCGGTAAGCCTTGTGCTTGCCATGTGCATGACTCCCCAAACAATAGCGAAAGACCTGAGTGGGCTAGCAGAACAGATGCGGGAATCCATTACCCGCATTCGGATGACCGGACCTGTGGTGCGATGGGGCACCTGCTCTGCGTTCTCCATTAACCAAGAGCGCGGGTGGGGCCTAACCGCAGAGCATTGCGTGGTCACGGTGAATGGCTTTGAGTTTCGGGTGGTCGATGACCAGTCCAGACCATTGGAGATTATTGCTCGGTCTTCCACCATCTTCCCACCACGACCGGAAGACGACCTTGCGTTGCTGGAGGGGGATATCTTTCGGGAACTCCCTGCACTCACCGCACTCACCATCGTACCCGAGGTTGGCACGGTTGTGGCGACGTATGGTTTTGCGCGTGGTGAACGGAATCCATTCTTCTATGTGAGTAATGTCGCTCGCACCCGACCGAGGTGGTTCAGTTTGGAAATGGCTGGCTCACTCCTCGGCGGGATGAGTGGTGCCCCTGTCGTGAATGACAAAGCACAGGTGATTGGTCTGGTGACCAAGGGCACAGCCTCGAACACTTACATCATTGGGAGTTGGCATTTCCAAGAACTCTACAAAGCTGCTGTCAAACAACATGAAAACCAATAAAGGAGGAAAGACTATGACTTGGACAAAACCTGAGATCAAAGCGATTGCCTTGAACATGGAAGTTAGTCTGTATGTAACCGCGCACTAACCACATGGACAGCGCACTCGGGTGGATTGGGCAGATTGCGGCGTGGGTTCGGCAGTTTATTCCAAAATGGATCATCATCCCCACGACACATGGTGGGGTGAAGTGGGTCAGAGGGAAGCGACTGGTCGAACTCACGCCGGGGATACACTGGTATTGGCCGGTCGTGACGGTCCTGCAAACATATCCTATTGTTCGCCAGTCGGTGGACCTGCGCCCACAGGTGATGGTCGCCGCAAACGGGAAGACCTTCTCGGCGGGGGTGGTGGTGACCTATACCGTGGAGGACCTGAAGCAACTCCTCTCAACCACCTTTGATCCTGATGAGGTGATGTCTGAGATTTCCCTCGCGGCGATTTACTCAGTACTAACCACCTTGACACTTGAAGAACTCCAGACCAGTGATATCTCTGCGACACTGACGGAGGCGATTCAGGAACTGGTCACACCCTACGGGGTGCATGTGGTGCGAGCGGCACTCACGGAGATGGCTCCCTGCCGGGTAGTGAAGCTCATCATTCCCCCAGCTATCCAGTAAGCGCGATAAAGAAAATCACCAGCGCAAACCACAACGCCCAACGGAATCGCCTACTCTTCAGAGTCTTGCGGAAAGAGGACCTCACAGAGAGGACGACCTTCGGAGTAGGAAACTGGGAGGCGTCTCTTCTGCTGTTCTTCCATAAAAAGGAGATACGCATAATCAATGTAGTTATGCACATCGGCAATCGTATCTTGGATAGATTCATCTTTGATCTCCGCTTCCACACCGGGAGACATCAGACTTGCCAGTCGCATCATCTTATCGCACAAGCGCACCAGGACCCCCTGACTGGGCGTGTCGATGATCCCAAGAATCGCTGCGACTCGTAGGTTAAACAGGGTGTCACCTTGGTGTTGTTGTTTGTGGTTGTAGTCGTGCCCTTTCTTCTCGATGATCGACATGGACTGCTCGTGCATCTCCTCACGAAAGCGTTTCACTTCTTCCAGTGTCATGCTAGCTCCTCTTCCTGTAATGCTTTCATGGGTGTCGAGACTGGGGTAATGCCAAGACGCTCTGCATGTTCTCCAGCAAAGAGCATGTTATAGGGATGCACTTGGAGATAGCACCGCACACTGGTTGTCGCATACGTATGGATGTCTGTCAGAATCTTCGGCTTATCATCGAGTACCACATCAGCGTCGAGGTCATTCACCACACCCCACTTCTTCATCGTAGAAACGACGATCACGGTAGGGTTGCGATAACCACGCGCCCGAAGCCAGAGTTCGGTTTGGGTCTTGACCCGTGTTCCGACACGAGCGGTGACAAAGTAGACCTCATCCCCTAACATCCGCTGCTTCTTTCCGAGGAGGTGTAGTGTCTTCCCTGTCCACCTGAACTCACCGAGGTCCCGCCAGAAGAACGGACTGTCATGCACCCGTTCCCAGGCTTCATCGACATACTCTCGGGGGAAGAACTGGTGCGGCCAGTTCCACATCTCAGGCCAAGTGCCTTTCTTTACCGGGATGATGGTGCCTTCCGGGTCCAGCACTCTCGCAAAGGCGGCATTGAAATCAGCCAAGACCCCATCCATATCGATCACGTATTTCATCCAACGAGTTCTCCTATTGGCACCAGTGTGGCGGTCTGTTTTTCGATGCCGACAATTTCCATCTGATCAATCCGACTCCCAGTCTCGACCATCATGGGTCCCATGTCTTCATCGTCTGTGGCTTCAGTCAGTGCAACAAACGGAGCTTCCTTCGCGAGAGCGACTACCTCTTCCCATGATTGTGCAATGAGATGCACCTGGCCCATGGCTTGTGACCCGTTTGACATGAAGGTGAAGGTCACCTTCCAGTCAAAAGTTTTTTGAAAGTTCATACCGTCTCCATGTCGGCCCAGTTTCTTCCGACCTTGACTTCCACATCTATCGTGAGTCCTCCCATTTGTGGGATAGGTCGCGTCATAATCTCTGTCAGTAAGGCCACTGCTGCATCGACTTTGTCTTCTGGCACATCGAGGCATTGCGAGTCATGGATATGTCCAATGGCACACATATACGGTGCCGCCCAACTCTTCCCTAGCAAGGCAAGGTTCTCCCGTTGGAAGAGGGCATTCGAGGATTGCGGTTTGAACGCGACGACAGCGTTTGCATCCTCACCCGGTCTGAATTGTTTCGTGCGAGTGTCCTTCGTATAGACCTGATAGTAATAATTGCGTAGTCCCCACGGGGTTTCAAGATAGCCATTGCGCCACGCTTCTTTTCGCAGGTCCGTGTGCCATGCGGCAAGATCGGGGAGCAGTTGCAGAAACCGGGCAATCTCTGCCTTCGCCTCCTTCACCGAGGGAAAGGCATCGGGATACTGCTCATGCAACAGCTTTGCCCCCATGCCATAACTTACACCGTGGGTGACTCGTTTCTTCCGGGCATATAACAACGCATGCTTGGGGCTGTTCTTGACCAAGCGTTTGTTCTCAGCGTTCCATTCCAAACCCAGCTCACGACAGGCAGCATAGGCATGCACTCCCTGTCGGGCAATCTCCATGTAGCTTTGTGATCCCATGAACCACCCCGACATCACCGCTTCGATAGACGAGGAATCCGCTTCAACAAACACACACCCTTCGCTGGGGATAATACATCGCCGCACATCGTCAGCATAGGGGACATCCCCACGATGACTGACGTTCATCAGGTTGTGTTCCTGTTGCGCTAACCGAAAGGTCTCTGGGTTGTGGGTGTAGCGTCCATAGATATACCCACGCGCATCAGGTATCCACGCATCGACATAGCGGGTCTTGGTGGTGTTGACCTTTCGGCCCTTGAGCACCAGTGCATAGATCGGATGGTCCGTGCCGTAGTGCTTGACGAGCTTCTGCAACTGGTCTTCATTCAACACCGACCGCTCTCCGGTGTCCTTGTTCAGTCCGAGTGCGTGTTGCTGGTGTGCGGCATAGTCTTTTAACTGGTCGGTGCTCAGGGGGTTAAACGGCAGACGCACATTGTATTCATTGATGCGTTCGTCTCGGGTGAGAATCTCCGCTTTGTAACAGGGGTTAAGGGGGATGCCCCCACGCCCCCCTTTCCTCGTGGTGTGCTTCGCTTTCGTAACGGGGTAGGCTCCACACCGTGAGCAAACTTTGGTGGGTTTCCTGACCGGGATCGGTTCAATGGGGAGGTCGGTCTCGGGTAGGTTCTTGAATCGCTTGGTCGGACGAATTTCCATCGGCGCATGCCGTGCCGCCCACGATTTGTAATGGTCAACCCGCCGATTGAGCTTGTGTTGTAGGTCAAGTCTCGCCTCATTATCCACACGCACCCCGTGGACCTTGCCCATTTGCCAGAGCACTGGGTCCAGATGATGCACGTAGTCCAGATAGAAATCCCAACGGGTTCGTGCCATAGCATTCGTCTAAAAGAATCGGGCGGGAGATCGTGACGGTCCCCCCACAGTCTGAGCATAGCTGCGCGATGAGCGTGGGTTGAACTATGCCACAGACTGTGCCGCACACCATGTGCGAACCCGAAAGCGTTTACCTTATCACAGCGATGAGTGACGGGAACGGAGCAGACGCTGCGGCACCCTCAAAGCGCAACCTCCCTCGGAGGAATCGGAGTTCAATGTCTGGTCTCGCTGCATGTGTGTGTTCATCCCACAGGTAATCCTGAAACCACTTTACGTCGGTTCGTGCCGGGAGGAGCATGACGCCATGCCGTTCCGTGACACCCTTCTCTACCCACCGCGTAAGCTCTCGTCCGTATGGAGGGTTGCACCACCACCAGCCTGACCAAGTGTTGGGTCTCCATGGAAGTGAAAGTGCATCTCTGATGTAGAAACTCTGGCACTTCGCATTCTCGTTCGACGCACACACATCGAGGGTAAAGGGGAACTCGGTGTGGAGTTGATCGAACAGGTCTTGTGGGGTTCCCCAGTCCTGTCGCTTCGCTACCGGCATGTATCCTTCTTTATCCATAGGCAATCGGCTCGGTTTCTTCGAGGACCTCTTCAGCTTCTGTTCGTGCTTCGTCTTTTGCGATTTCAATCTCAGCCCGTAATCGACTCAGGGTTTTCTCCCAGAGATTCAGGAACTCTTCTTTCCAAACCTCTGCAAAGGTATGGTTCACATGACCGGACCATGGGCAACAGACCCTTCCGGCAGCAGACTGTGCATGGATGATGGTTCGTTCGATGTATTCTTGGAATTCCTCGTGATTCCCCGGCTGCTTGGCGATGGCTAAATCCTGTTGGCACTTTCGCAAGTCCCCAAGTTTGGTGGTCATATTGGTGGTCATAGCTGTTGCCCTTTCAAGACACGTTCAATATGGAGGAAGTTCTCTAGTGCGGCATCCGAATCGATACAGTTGTAGAGTGCAGGTTCTGCGAGGTTCAGATGTTTCCACGGTTGAATATGGTCAGAGCACAGTGAGGTCACGAACTCTAATCCTTTGGGCAGGTTCGGCAACCACACATGAAAGGCATTCATGCCATCGTGCAGGTCTCCGTTCACCTCAACACCAGCATCCCGCACGATAGGGATGTCGAATGCCTTGGCATTCCATCCCACCATTGGCCTATTCACACCGAGGAGTGTGGTGATGATTGGCATCCATGGGGCTTGCCATGGCACCGACATCGCATGACCTACGCGAAATGAAAAGCTGATACGCAGGATGTCTGCGCTGGTGGATTCTCCAAGCTGTGATTCGTCTTTGTTTATTTTATAGGGGGTCTCGATGTCCCACGACAGATAGCAATCGGGTGTGCGTTCGTATTCCTGCACGAACCGCATCGCTTGGTGGGGGTGGGGGTCGAGGAGATATTTTGGAATGCGTTTGGTAAAGCCATCTCGTGCGATGCGTATCGCTTTTCTGATGTCACTAATCACTGGGCCTGTCCACTTGGCTGAACTCTTCTCTCGTTTCCGTGGAAGGAGGAAGCTCGGGTGGAAGGTGGGCACCACGGGAATCCCCTTGGGTCCGTCGAGTATAGACCCACGGTAGCGCATGATTCCTAATTGACCAGTCAGCCGCCGCATGGGGACATTGCCCAAGGCTACGAGGGCTTTGGGGGCTAGCCTCTCAATGCTGCCATCAAGTAAGGGCCGACAATGATTGATCGCAGTGAACTCGTAGGGCGCATGTGAGAGTTTGTTCTGTGGTGGCTGGCAGTGGATGACGTTCTCCACAAAGATATCGTCTCGACTCAGCCCCGCCCGTGCGAGGAGCATACTAAGTTGCCACCCGGCGAGTCCCTGGAAATGTTTACCAGTGGCGGCTTCATCTTTTCCCAAGGCTTCTCCCACAACCAGCACTTCCTTGGCGAAGCCTCCATCTGGTATTCCAAATCCAGTTCCCCGCTTCTCTAGTGGACACCCACGACAGAGCGGCGGTTTGGTGGTCATGCCAGTCGAGCGATAGCTGCCCGGTCTTCATCTTCGACATCGGTGGCGTTGAGATAGCGCATGGTGGTAGTGATTTGCTGATGCCCCAACAGACGCTGGATGGTGGGTAGTGAGACCTTCTCATCGAGGAGTCTCGATCCAAACTCATGGCGCAAGTCATGCCACCTGATGTCAGGGGCATCGGCTTTCTTCCGTGCTTGGTCCCACGCATACTGGTTCCACTTAAACAGTGGCTTCCGTGTACCAACCTTCGCCAAGCGTTCCTTCAATAACACACACACTCGGTCGGTCATTGGAATCTTCTGTGTGCGTTTCTGTTTTTGGATATTTGCAGGTACGGTAATGGTGCGTTTCTTGATATCAACATGCCGTGCATGCAGTTGGCACAAGGCACCTCGGCGCAAGCCGGTATCACAGGCCAGCATGAAGAGTGCGCGTAAGGAATCACCCATGTTCGCAAGCAGGTCACGTTCCTGCTGTTCGGTCAGGCGCACATCCCGTTGGTTCAGCTCAGGTTCCAACGTCAGGCATTGGGGAAACTGAAAGGACCCATACCGCACGCTCGGTGTGAGAAATTCGGGATACTTTCGGAGCATGTGCTTCATCACCGCACGATAGCGATTGCGTGTGGCGGCTGACCCAGGCATGTGTGTGAGGTAGGCTTCAAGTGCCTCAACAGTTGGGACATCGCCAAGGTGTTCAGCGATACGTCGAAGGCGACAGACATCTGACGAGATCGACTTACGATAGACACGCAAGTAGTTCTCTGTATAGCGTTCGACAATATCCGAAAGCGTAACACTGGGAATTAGTATGTTTGTTGTCATAAGGTATGTCCTCCTACAAAAGTGGGAGTGACCACAGCTCCGAACCAAAGAAAACCGTAGCCACTCCCTGCGAGAACTCCATCGGAGAACAGACCGTCGTGTCTCCGTCGAGGGAGGTACCGCACTGGGAGACGGCACCACGGGACCGGCAGTCCTAAGAGAATGGAGTCCCGCAATCCCTAGAGTTGCACCAGTGGTGTGTCCTTATCGGACGCAACCAGCTTGGTCAACTCCGCACGAGCTTCAACCTTGTTCCCACTTGGACCTTCCCACAGGGGGATTGCTGTGCCCCGGTCATCCTTCGGGAACTTATCCTCACCTTGCAGGACCCACGTTCCCCAAGGCACTGAGCGATAGTCACCACCGTTGCGCTCCCGCTCTTCGTTGTAGTAATCACGGTCCTTCGCCACCCAATCAATCTTCGCAACGAAGGTTCGACCGGACTCGATGGTCTCGCCCAACCGACGCAAGCCATCGGTGCTGTCGGACCATGTCAGAGAGCGGTCGTGTGCCCTGATCAAATCAGCCAGCCTGTTGGATGTGCTGTTTCGATAGGGACGGTAGCTGAAGTTCTGAAACAGATACAGCTCACGACCTTCTGCACTCGCGGGTTCAACGATCTGAACTTTGTTAATCTTGATTTGCGGATACTTGTCATCGGCAAGCAAGGCTTCTCCCGCTGTGTTCGTTGGGATGGTCGCCTCTGTGATCAACAAGCGGTAGAACCCAGACTTGGGTGGAGTCGGTGCCGTCGCTTCCTGATAGCTGTCAGGGTCTTCTACCCCCAACTCAGTCAATCCTTCAGGCAGTGCGCTCAGATCGAAATCAATACTCATGTGTGGCTTCTCCTTGGGTTAGTGTGTTGCAGTCGAAGGGTTAGTATACTCGGTAAAGAATCCCATTGCAAGTTGTTAGACACCTTGCTTCAGTGCTTGTAGCTGGGCAATGCGTTCGGCACTCACCTTCCCTTTGGACTGTGAGTCCCTGTAGAACTCAAGGACAGCTTTCCCCGGTTCCTTGTGTGTGTAGTAGAGCGGCAGTCCCTCGCACCGTGCGCCAGCCCGGAACTCAATCATCTCCAATCCATCCGGGTCAAAGTGACTCCGAGTGTAGATGCGGTACTCTGGTTCCAACATCGACACGTTCTGTCCGGTGAGGTCATCCTTCTCTCTGATGTTCTTTGCCATAGCCGTATCGAAGTGTAGGCAGTTTCCAAAGAGACTCCCGATGGTGGCAGCTTTCGCTTTGCCACAGACATCAGGCCCGATGAGCTTCTTCCCTGTGATGATGCCATGCTTCCCACTGCGTCCCCCTTCGGTGAGGTCGGGGGCTTCGGTGGGGTGCGCGGTCCAGATGACCTTGCCTCTGAAGATGGTGCTGGTGCGAATCGCCCGTTCCAGTTCACGATAGGCTGTGCCGTGGTGCAAGCCTTGCACTTGCCCATGCCGTCGCCAATCGTCAGGCAGTCCCTCCTGCTTCTCATCAACAGTCACCAGCTCACCGCCTTCGTCTTTCACACCACCAATCTTCTGACCCTTGGCAATCTTCTCTGCGATATCTCCAAGCAGCCAGCTCTTGATGACGGTGGCTCCCTCATAGATCACCAAGCCGTGTGACTTGCCTTCCATATACTCAGCATCGGGTTTGCCCCAGACACCATCCTCTTTGGGTGCCCACCCTCGGGTCATCGCTTTCAAATAGGTCATCGCCGCCGGGAGATGACTGAACTCCACGACCTCAAGAATCCCTGCTTCGATTAACCCCGTCGATTGATAGGTGGCAACCCCACCATCCCCGATGTAAACCCTGGACTTCTTGCCTGTCTTGGCATACACCTGTTCGACTAACTCAGCAATAGCTCTCGACTTCCCTTTCATGCTGTGTCCATAAAACAAATCAGCGTTACGTAGTTCTCCCATTCATTTGTCCTTTCGCTTCTGTTCGCGTGTCCAACGATACAACGAGACCGCCGCTTGCCACGGGGCAATCAGTTCGGCAATCGGTGGCATCTCCACAATTTGGAATGGCTCTTCTCCCTCGCTCTTTGGCAAGAGCACAATCCATCCCGTCTCTGTTTTGATTCCCTCTTCAGCGAGAGCTAACCGATACGCACAGCCTTGCAGGAGAGCTTCTTCGTAGACGCGCTTGCCGGTTTTGAAATCGAGAATGCCCACCCGACCATCCACTTCAACCAGTGCATCGAGCGTTCCCGCATACTGTCCATGCAACGATGCGACCATGCGTTCGGTATCGAGAACCTTGAGATTGGTCGCCTTGCGCCAGTCAGACGCTCGCCCGAAGGACCGTTCGGCTTCCGCTGAATCCAACGGCGGTGGAGTCTCCTTGCGTGGTCGGCCCAGTTCTCCAAGGAACTCCCACTCGATACGCTCGTGGACTTGGGTGCCGATCTTTGCCGCTTTCCGTAGGGAACTCCGGTAGGCTTTCTCCTTTTCTATTTCTGTTGCTGTTAATTCCATGAACATCTCGGGGTCCGGTAGCTCTCCCAATTCCACCGTGTCCTCATACGCTCGCCGCACCGCAGCAATCACCGCTGTGCGTTCCTGAGTTGCGGCCCACGGAATGAGGGCTGGCTTGGCAATCACGCCCAAGATAGTGGTCACACTCGGGAGCTTGAGTCCGGTGTGTGTTTTGTAAAATCGTGCGCCCCGTTCGGTGGGGAGTCGTTCGAGTTCCATTAAGCGATCACCAATCTGGTTTGCCAGTCACCCCACCGCTCAAGGTGAAGTGTCTCGATGTCCCCCGGCAGGTCATACCCTGCGGGTTCGCGTATGCTGAGTCCGATGTAGCTGCCATCACCTCTCCGCCTTCCCCAAATCCGCACGGGTCCGCGATGCTGTGGTGTAGAGTCCTCGGTCTGCGGGAAAACGTCTTTTCGGAACTCATAGAATGGACTCGACTGCCAATGTCCATTGGTTGGTACACCATCCACAGTGATGGGGATCATATCGAGGGCTTGGGTCCATGCCGACAGGCATGCGTCGGTCGCGGGGTCAGGGATGGTTGGCTCCAGCAGACAGTGAGCATGGAACGCAGGGATGCAATGCTTCAATCGCAGCATCGCAGCAGTGGCGAAGGCGGTCGCCGTGGATTCCGTGCCAGCTCCCTTCCCAAGATTCATCCACTCGCCTGACATGAAGGGCATCTGTGTCTTGTCAACCTGTGTGTGTTCGACGAGGCGCTTGACTGACATCATGTAGTCATCACCCTCCATGCGTCTCAGATGTTCATCGAAGAAGTCTGCCTTGCCTGTCATGTAGAACAGGTTGTCTTCATCACAGGGTGCGCCATAGTTCATGAGTCGGTCGGGCGCGAGGTCATGGCAATGGTCCCCCAGTTCTAGGATGATTTTGGAATCGTATCCAAACCCAATTTGACTTGGTTCGTTTGCCATCTCAAACAGCACACTCGGCACATCACGCAAGGTGCCCACCGCTTGGTCAAGGAAGCTGTGCATCTGTGCGATGGCTTTTGGATTGTCAGTAATCACGTCAGGTCTGCGATGATAATCCAGCTCTCCCCCGACAAAGGGTTCCACCCCACCAAACAAACAGACGCGGGTATAGAGTCCGTATTGTGCGGCCTTCTGTGCGAGGGGCACGAGTGCTGCCCAGAACTTATCCCCCTCGGTATACCAGTTGCTCCGTTGCTTCTGTGCCCAATACTTCGAGGCAAGATTCAGCAGGGGTCTGATGGCTGTGATGCGTCGTTGTCGACAATAGTCAAAGAACTCTTCAATCTCATCCCACTTCCGGTCAATGGCCCACCGCATGATCCCCATCGCAGTAATCTCTCGATAGTCCACAGGCTTCCGGTCGGGGTCCAGAAAAAAGCGAGACCCTGGCTCCACATGCAAGAGCGCGAGTGGATTCGGTGGGGCTGGCGGCGGCGTGGGGAACCACGATTGTGTCGCGGCCTCCACTGTGGCGAAGCGATTCGATTCAAACATCAAACGCCAGCGTATATGGTTGAGGTCCCGTGGCGTGGGGGGTTTGGTCTTGCCGGATTCATACCATCGTTGAATGATGTGCTTGTCTGTGGCGTTGTAGGGCCACCCGTCACTCAGGAATTTTTTATAGTCCATCGATTACCTCTTCAGCATTCTGTCTGATTTCGGTGAGGGCGTGGTCGAAGGCGACACTGGCTTTGGAGAGGGCAACTTCGATTTGTGATTGGGTGAGTTGCGTATGGAGGGTAGTGTCCGTCGTGAAGTGGAGTGTGAGGGTGTAGCCCTTCGTTCGTAGTGTGCGTTCACCGCGCATATCAAGTTCTCCGCTGCTGTGATAATGGCTGGAATGTTTTTCTCCTGTGTGTCTGCGCGATAGGCACACTGCCCCGCAAGAATCTGAGCAGCGACACGTAAGAGTTCCTCCCGGTTATAAATATCGCGTTCATCGTTCGCGTTCATCATCTCCCCTACCATTCTTGTTCTCCTTCTTCCCGCACCCATGACAGATGTCCTCGACATTCAGACATCCGCACTGCTTACAGCGCCACGGCATATCAGTGCTCTTGTAACCTCGCATAGAAAGTCCCACCCTATCATCATGGGATGGGTTGCGTCAAGCGCTCGGTCGGGTGTAGGCTATGCGAATGTCTTCGTTTCTCCCTACGGGAGAATACTTCTCGCGCTCATTACCAGAAGAGTCTTGGTTGATCGATCACCTCGTACCCAGAGGTGGGCTGGTTGAGCTATATGGCAAGCCCAAGTGCGGGAAATCGCTACTCACCATGACATTGGTGTCCGCGCTAACTGATGGCTACCCATGGTTCCTGCATCCAACATTCAAGATCAGAGACCGTGGCAACGTCCTGTTCATGCAGATGGATACCCCACCGGGACTCTGGACTGAGTATCTCAAGACAGCCAAGCGACAGTTCCGCTCGGTACTCTGGGCTGATCAGCTACAGATTCCCCACCCGCCCTTTGATATCCACGATCCACGCCACCGTACATGGCTCCACAATCAGGTGCAGGATTTCCAACCGTTGTTACTGGTGGTGGATAGTTTACGTAAGTTGCATCGGGGGGATGAGAATGATTCGTCAGTGATGACGAAGGTGATGGCGTTGCTCCGCCAGACAGTGGGGCTGGATGTGGCAATCGTCTTGATTGCCCACCAGAAAAAGATTGGTGCCATGGATGTGGCTGACCTTGTGGATTCAGCCAGAGGATCAAGTGCGGTGGCAGGTGAGGTGGATGTCCTGATACGCCTGAGTGGGGATCGCCCGACCAAGAAGCTCTTTGAATATACCGGACGCACTCGGGTTGTGAATAGTTCTCTTGAGTTATGGCAGGACCAAGACACAGGCTTGCTGATGCACGGTGTGCCCCGACACATGCGGATTGTCCAAGCGCACCTCGATCACCCCGGCTGCACAAACATCAGACAGCTAATCCAAATCGTCCGGTCCCTCGGTATCGAAGGGAGTGACTCGACTATCCGGCGTGATATTCAGGAGCTTGGTTTGTTTTAGGAGACGCTCAAGTCGTTGGCTCTTTCGGTAGTCATCGTCCTGAAAGCGTAGGTCGAGGGGGTCGAACTCATTCTTACTATCTCCCTTGAGCATTCTCTTTAGTGCTTCCAGCTGTTCCCGTAGATAGATTGTTTCACCTCGGAGTTTTCGGATGCTCTTCAGGAGTGCCCGACGCTGCTGAACCAACTGCCTGAGTTCCTGCTTGAGTGCATCCCGTTCCTCAGACAATCGGTTCAGTTCTTCTTCAGGTGTAATCATTTCTCCTGTTCTTTATCTCCAAGGAAGTCGATGACACTCTTGGCATTCGCCTTGTCACCATCGGTGAACAGGTCCAGTTGCCCGTCGATCTCTGTATCTATCTTCGTAAGTTCCACATCAATCTCCTTTGCAAGCGGTGTAACTACTCGCGAGAGTGTCAGGATGAATGGTTCTTTGCCAGGGAAGTCTTCGCTCTGTGCAACGAGTGGAAGGTAGCCATTGAGACAGGTCTGAATAACAATCGCCTCCGCTACCGTGAGTTCCTTGGTGATTGCCTTGCGCGTCGTTGCCAGATAGTCTTTCTGCTTTGCGGTCTTATCCAAAGTTTCCTCCGTATTCCAAAGTGTCTTATGTTTCTGCTTTCGGTTTGGTTCGTTCCGTCTGGTGCGATGCGGTCCCGCCCCTGAGAACTTCAGGACAGGGACTCGTGGTCTATTCGACTTCTTCTTCTTCATTTGTCTCCCCTTTCTCCGAGACAACACCCTGCTCCAACAGTTCGTCAATGAACATAAGCATCCGTTCTTCGTCGGTCTTCTCCGAGAGGACGCGTGACAAGATGACAAACGCTGTAGTGATTCCACTCAGCGCGAGTGCGATACCCAAGGTGGCATCCAGCAGATGCACCATGAGTACACAGCCCCCTGTTATTATCCCCACCACTGTATGGTCTACGAATCGTCGGAGACCGTGTGCGTTCTGCCTCTTAGTCTTCTTCATCTGCCGTTCTCCCTCCCAGTACCTGTCTTCGACTATCTTGGTAGCCCTTGTTCCGTTTCTCATATCGTTGCAACCAGTGCTTGAAGCTCTCCTCTGCAACGATAGGCACACCGGGACCGCACTGTGTGCAGCCAGCACACTGTCCATGACTACGTTCCCACGCCCAACACCACGCACGAGCCTTGTTGAACATGAACGGATTCAGGAAGCGTTCCTCCCCACGCTGTTCAGCAGCTCGTCCCAGCTTCACCGCCTGTTTGTAGTCAACACTAGCGTCGTAGGATTTCTTTGCGGGAGTTGTGCTTGTGGCATCCCGCTGAACTGTGCTGACGTACCCCCTGGAAAAGGGTTTGATCCGAGAGCTGCTCATTCCAAATCATCCCGCACCACCTCCCATTTCCCAATGGAATTTCCATCGGAATCCCGCAAGTGAAACGAGAGCCGACTCGCTGGTGACTTGAGTACTTCACTGCTGAACTCCGGTTGGATGAGCTTGTCGGTTATACCAGCGAGGATGTTCGCAACTTCCTCAGTCCACCCCGACCATTTCTTGATGTCAATGTCGATTGAGAACTTGTGATAGGTAGCCATTGATTCCTCTTGTGGCTCTGGTGTACTCGGGCCGCCTTGCCCCCACGCGAGTGCGTTCACCATGCGAGCCTGTTGTTCAGGAGCTAAGTGTTTAAAGGTCATTGCAACCGCTCCTCTCCCGTAAGGATGAGGACGTTCCCGACCAGCGTATCAAGGCCGGTGACTCCGCAATATTCGGTCGCTGCGGGGTTGGCTTCCAACCCGTGCAGCTTCCCTTCCTCATTCAGCACGACATCGAAGTCTTTCCCTTTCGGATTACGCAGTAGCTCGATGTATCCCCCGACCAGCTCCTGCAATTCATCAAGGGTGAAATGTTTCCCGTCCTCTGGGACAACATCACGGTGGGTGCCATCAGGATAGATTAAGTTTCCCATTTGCTAATGCCTCTCATGTCTGTCGTAGTAATCATCCAACCACTGCTCTTCGATCAGGTCGTAGTCTGGTTCCGGTGACTGGTAGTCACACTCCGTACAGCAGTGTGTGAGTGCATCCAGTGGAGCATCGCAGTTCGGACACTCCGGTGGTGGGTCCGGCGGGTCCAGCGGCAGGTCAGTCATCCTCTTTTGTTCAGTCGCTTGATTGCTGCTGTCGCTGCACGTTGCATCTCTGTGGTCTGTAGCTTCTGCTTTGTGGAGATGCGCTGTTGCTTTGTGCTGCGTCGGAGTCCACGCTGTCCTGCCCATGCACCCTTGAGCATGGCATAGACGTAGACATACACCTCTCGGATGGGTGCCCGTGGACAGACCTCATCTACCCTGTCGGACATCAGCAGTGGTTTCCGCAAGGTCCAGTCGAGTTTGTATTTCTCAGTAGGCAGCACGGTGTTGAGTGTCTTGACGAGACGATTGAGATCCGTTTTCGTTACTCGTGTACGCTTCCAGATTTTGTCCGTCGGTGTTGATGGCATTACATCTCCCCTCGCTGTGTGTTGTCGTAAGTTGATTCTAACATAGTCCCATCCTTCTGTCGATTGCGTCCTTCAATTTTCTGGAACGCCTTCCATCGCTCGTAGAATTTACCATCCACATCACGGAAGCGCTCGACCACATCGGCACTCGTCCACTGTGCGCTGATGTATCCCACTGCAAGACCGCCGAGAAATACTGCGAGTAACCCTACTAGTTCTATCATTCCCTCTCCTCTTGAGGTCTCCTGTCAACACCATCCCACGTTAGTTCCCCTACCCACACATCGCCGGTTTTTAAGTACACAATTTTCACCTTTAGCACATGGGGTGCCTCGTCATCTGTTGGGTCAGGAGATGGTCGGGCCATCTCGACTACGTAGTCGTTCCCTAATCTCGTCTTCATGGTTGTCTCGCTTTCTGTATTGTTGGGATGTTGTGTTCCTCGATCCACGCAGAGCCTTCGCCACTGACCGGTTCGACTTGGAACCGTGAGTGTCCATAGCTGCACTTCCAGTCTCGTATGGTGTAGTTGATGATCGTCTCACCGGGACCTGCGATTTGCACTTCAGTATTCATAAAGGTCAACGCATCTTGTGCGGTCATCTGTTTCATGGTGCTATCCCTCCTGCTTCAGTGTGTGTGTGGGTCCGAAAAATGGATGACTTGCACACACATGGTCCTCGCTCTCGATAGCGATCAACCATGCAACAAAGTCTTCCAGCTTACCGTCTCCATGCCAGTTCCCTCTGAACTGGGTGCCACAGTTGGCACACTCCACGACGGTATCGAGTGTGCCATCGTCCACGAGTGTCATGATGGGCATAGTTTTAGTCCTCCACGAGAAAACACACTTCACTGCGGGACCCAAAGGCAAACTTCGGATCGTCTTTGGATACCTTCCACGTTGCCTTGATCGCAAGGCGTTCTCCGACTTCGGTGTCATCAGGCACGGTCACCCAGACCCTGCTCTTGTTCTCGATCTTCAGCAGTCCCTTCAGCACATTGCGACTGGGCTTCGTACTCAGCACGATGCCATGCACTACTTGCCGACCTTCGGGTGCAGGTCCTGCATTCGCATCGTCCAATGCCCGTGCTTCATCCTGCTTCAGTGATCGCCGCACGGCATCGAGTTGTTTGTCACTGAGTGTTCCGTAGTGCCAGAACTTCCCGAGGACATCACGCACAAAGCTGTTCTTGCCATGCACCTCTGGTTTGGATTCGATAGCTCGCACCCAGTCCTGAATCTCCGGGTGTGCTTCGAGGAATCGCAGCACGTTTGCTGATGGGTCCCCCCGAAAGACATTGCTGTTTGGATTTTGTAGATGCATCTATTTACCCTCCACGCCTGCCTAGACGATGACGTTGCCGTCAGCGTCAACAGCTTCTACGAATTGCACGTTAGCGCTTTCCACCTGCACCGTGGTGTCAGGAGCAAGCTCGTCTCCCTCAAGTAAGGGGAGTAGTTTGATCGCGTCAGCGATAGCTTCGGCCCCATCGCGAGACCAGTCAGCAGTCCTGAAGACCACCTTGATATGTGTGTGATAGGTGTATTGTTTTGGTTTCAACATCAGTTGTCTCCACTCCGTTCTGTTTCATTCGCATCGAGCACAATTCTCCACGAGCCAACGGTGTTCCCGTTTGAGTCTCGGATTCCAACGACGCCTGCTCCTCCCGGCGTGGTGAATAGTTCAGGGTTCCGTTCGGTGATTTGCCTCGCTGCTTGTTCAAGGCATGCGACTAGCTCTGTTGATTGGTTCACGATGAACGCATCGTTGTTCAGGTTGAGCGACAGGTGAAATGTTTTCATGTTGTTGTCCTTTCTTTCTAGTTATAGGTAAGCACTCCATAAAACGCAGGACCAGATTGTCCTGCGCTTGGTTGCAATGCTTAGTCTTCTGACTTGTAGCCGCCGAGAATATCTGACGGGTTCACTATAAGATGGGAGCAGCCGTGGTCCTGCGCGACTTTATCTACGAGCTTAACAAACTCCTGCTTACCTCCAAGGTCTGCTATAAACTTGTCAAACTGTTCCTGAGTCAGTGGCTTTACGTGTGATGGTAGTGGCAGCATATGCTCTTAGTCCTTTCTTTTAATTGCCGTAACGATCTGAATATCCGACCATGCGATCCTGATAACTCCCTACGTGTTCTTCGAGTTCCGCTTCATCGATATTGCCGAACTCAATCCACAACTCCTCTCGTGCGAGTGCTACCGCAGCAGCGCTGCGTTGTTCAGCGATACCTTCCAGATACGCTTCTGCGAGTTCTCGCCAATCTTCAGCCTGATAGATCAACGCCGCGACTTCTTCAATCGGTGTATCAACCGTGACATCATGGGGCACATCGCATTGGTCACAACATTCAAAGTCGTAGTGAAAGTCAAGATTCTTTAGCATTCTGTTGTCCTTTCTCTCTAGTCATCCAACACCAAGAACCGACCATGCTCGACCGATTCGATTCCAAACTGATGCCATCGTGTAACGTGGGCGTAGCTCAGCAGGCAGTGGTTTCTCACGTCATCCATCTCCTGATTCCACACCAGTGCATTCGCTCTCGCCCACTGCCATGCCCCAAGTTCAGAGGTGATGCGGTTATCGCTGAACATGTCCCGCTGTCCAAGAATCGACGCGCTGATGTCTTGGTCGAGGTTGGGGAGCTGCTGGGGGTCCAAGAAATGCCCCAACTCATGCAGCGCTGTCGCATAGCCACGCCATGTTTGCAGTGGGAAACTGGGCAGGTGAATCTCTCCTTGTAAACCATAGGCTCTCTGGAGTTCTGCTGGATACCGCAACGCTTCTGCGCTGGTGATCTCCAACTCATCAATGAGGATGAGATGGTCCTGCGCGACGGTGCGTATGTGGTCTGTCGCTTTGATGAGTGTCATGATTTGTTTCTCTCCTCTTGGTGTAGTTGACTGGTTCCAGAAGACAGACAAACCAGAGGCTTGTCTGCCTGAGCAACCTTCAACGATCTTCAGCGTCCATCACGATATGAATGCGTCCGGGGAAATCCTTGACCGCTTCACGCAAGAGCTTTCGGAACTCTTCCCTGCCCCCGCACTCTGCTAAGAATTCATTCGCCTCGGCTTTCCACTTCGCTCGCTCTTTCGGGTCTTTTGGATATGAGATCATTCGTTTCTCCCCTCCTATGCTGCTGGAGCGAGCTTACGCTCCAGCGTTTGTACGATTTTTCCGTAGGCTACCTCGATGCTGTCTCCGAGGTCCGGCGCGATGCATACAGCGTTCTTCGGCATGAGACCGGGGAATTTGTGGTACAGGTCCCCGTGAACGGTTCGACCGTAGCTGCCGAAGCCTTCGCAGAATGCTCTGGTCTGGTCTAAACCCTGCCGTTCGCGAAGCGCGAAGACCAAGCGTCTGAAAAAGGCTGGGTGCGCGATTCCAAACGCTAGCGCCGGGAGTTGCAGCGTGTCTTCGGGACGCTTGATGACGACGGTTGCTGCATGGTACCGTCCGGCAGATTCGCTCAGAAACCACGCGGTCAGCTTGACCCGGATGCCTTTGGCTTCGATCTTTTCGACAGCCGCCAGCAGCGCTACGCCTTGTGCGAAGAGGTCCTCGGCGGTCACATTACAAGTGCCTCCACCCTTGAACCAGACATCCAGCACTGGATACTGCACCTCGTCGGTTTCGAGGTCATCCAAGTAGCATTCGGGGTCCCCTTCAAGGTATTTCCCAAGGTCCAGCTCCTCGCCGACGACATCGGCAACCCAGTCAGATGCAGTGACGGATTCCCATGTGGCCGCGATCTCTCCGACCTGCTCGTTGCGGAGCTTTTCGATCTTTTTGGCTCCATCAGCCCAGCCAGTTTGCACGAGTTTCAGGCTCCCTTTGTAGCCTAGGTCGAAGTCCCAGTCCGGCGCACGGTTAAGCCCTGACGTGCTCGACCAGTTCCGCTTGTTTGGAATGGACCGGGGTGTTTTTTCAATCCAGTCCACTAGCTCACTCAAGCCAGCGAAGTCATGCCGGACAAAGCCCGGTTTTGGTTCGGTTTGCATCGTTTGTCTCCTGTTTGGTTTGGTTTGTATTCGTAAGTTCTAGGAGAGGTTGCAGAGCGAACCCTGCAACCCGACCTGCAACCAACGACTACTACGCACAGATGAGATGGTTCCGGTCGGTCTGGCTCAGACCGGAGAGAATCGTCGTTTCGATGACGACCTCTTCCGACTCGCCCAGACCGAGTAGTACAGCGCCCTGAATGGAAGCACGGGGGCTGATGATGACCCTGAGATTCTTCGCTGCTGCCTTGCGACGATACTCTTGCACCTTGGCGACCCAGTCATCGTTGCCAGCGACCTTACGCTCTAGCTCCTCGTCGTAGTCCCAGATGATCGGGACAAAACGGTCGAGGTAGGCACCGTCCAACTTTTGCCTCGCTGAGTACAGTTCGTTGGCCCCGTGACCGTGGGTGTTTTGCGTCGAGACGCACCGGAAATTCTCGTGTCGTTTGACCGTCTCCGCATTACCAAAGGTCACGTAGTCACCAGACAACGCGCTGTTCAGCCACGCCAGTGTGTTTGGATTGCCGTTGTCCGCTTCATCGAGTAGGAAAACCCGACCGAATTTCCAAGCGCGGTAGAAGGCGGTCTCGACAAACTCTCCCGTCCCCGGCAGCTTGTAACCAGAGAACTTGGTCTCCCCAGTCAGTTTGGAAAGACTGATGGTCTCAAACTCCAGACCGAGTGCCTTCGCCGCATTGTACGTGGCTCGCGATTTGCCTGAGCCAGCGGGTCCGACAAGGTTGATGTTCAGTGGCTTGCCGTCGTTGTCCTTGCCATGCAGCCAGAGGACCAGCCGTGGGAAGCTGCAATGCTCGTCAGTCGCCTCGTAGGGCGGCAGCTCAGGCACCTCGATGACGATGCGCTGCGCGGGGCTGTTTTCGATGCCCTTTTTGATCAGCTCGTTGATCTGGTCAGCATCAAGCAGTCCGTCCAGCTTGCCATCAAGATACGGTTTCAACTCCCCGGCGATCAGTTCCCAAAGACCGCCCGTTGGCAGCGCTTCGGTGGTGTTTTCCACAGTCGTTTCCTTTCTTGCTTCGACGACGACTTTTGCCTGTGTTCGATGCGACTCAATCCTGCTCTTCGCAGAGGCAAGGTCACAAGGCGTTTGTCCATCGATATTGCGTCGACTCGGAGCACCGGAGTGCCATTCATTTTTGGTGACATCCCAGTCGGCATAGACGGCGTTTCCGGCAGCAGAGTGCTTGTAGACTTTGCTGATGACCTGCGTCCCGCATCCTGCCGCGCAGGTGTGAGCTTTTGACGTTCTCGGCATTTTGGTCTCCCTCGTTTTGTGAAGCGTTTAGCGTTTGATTTAGTTTGGATTGATTCTAGGGAAGCCCCTGTCTCCAAGAGCCTCCCTGCAACCTATCCAAATTGCAATGCGGTGAGGCTGATGCCCCAGATGATCAATGTGATGCCGATGAGCACAAACAAAGCATTCTCGATTGCGTCCATTTTGGTCTCCCTCTTAGTAATGATGCATATCGCCATCAGAGACCCTGAGATTGCTCAGAGGCTCAGAAGGCGATACCCACAATGTCACCGCCGAGTTGCGTTGCCTGTGGCAACTGCTAGGCAGCGGTCACTCTTTTGTTGGGTATCGCTAGTCTCAGTTCGATGCTCGTAACTCTTGGCTCCGACTATTCAGTGACCCTCCGAACAGCCTAGCTGGTAGGGAGGACTGAAGACCTGTCTGCCTGCGCCTCCGAAGAGGTTATCGTGGCAAATTTTCGCCGGTCACGTTTTCGGGCTACGCGATGCCGTGGCACCGGAGAAGCCCTGAGACCCCGTATGATGTTCTGTCGCAGCCTAGTGATTTCCGCCGTTCACCGTGCGTCCCGCTGCGTCTCAGTTCTGGCCGTCAAACTTGGTCTGCCGCTGCGCCCACCGTTGGAATCGAGCCGGTCTCGCTGACCGCGTTTGACGTTGAGGGAATAGTAGCACAGTAGATATAGTGACAGTTGTAAGCGTAGGGATTTGGCCTCTAACATGCTGCGGGTGCAGGGGTTACGGGAATGCGGGTCTTGGACAGTCCCATCTCTGCGTTTGGAATCGTGTAAGTCCTTTGGATTGTGATGGTTAGCGGGATGGTCAAAAATTAAGTGCTTTGTTTACAGTAAGTTAGGTGGAGTCGATACAGTTTGGCCTTTAGAATCAACAGGTTACAGCGGGGGCTTTTGGGGCAATCCGCTAAGTCCTTATTACTCTAAGTATTTACGGGGAGGGTTTTTGGCAGTTTGGAATGGCTTTGGTGGCTACTACGCCAGTGCCAGTGCTACGCCATTGGCGTCTAGGTGGCACTGGCGCAGCAGGGGACTTTCGGGCAGGTCACTACGGGTCGAGGCTTTTGGTCAGCTTGACCAGTCGCACGGTCAGGTCCGTTAGCTCGACGCTGAGACGCATTAGCTCAGCGAGCAATTCAGCGCGGGTCATGGTCGCACCTTGGTAGCCGCGAGGTAGGCCCGGACGAGTTGGTCTTTGACATCTGGTCTGAGCGTTTGCCAGTGCAGCCATAGCCAGTCATCGGTCTGCTGCTGGTCGGACTTATCCCCAGCAGTGCGGAGGATGTTGCAAGCGAGTGCTCTTTGCACTCGGGGTTTAGCTATCATGATATCTATCTCCACGGTGAGTCGGGATTGACTCGCTATAGAGATAGACGGCTGAGGTGGCAGGGGCTGACAGTTAGAGCAGTCCAGCCTCGGCGGTTACATAGATGATGTAGGCAGCGAGGTGCAGCAGCCCGATAGTGGTGAGTATCTCAGCGACTGGGAAGGTTCGACGCTGGTGCAGTTCAACTGTGGTGGCTCTGTGGTCTTGGTTGGTCATTGTCTGTCTCCTTTGTAGCTCTTGAGACGACAGTGGTCGGAAAAGGTTTTGATGGGTTACCCCCAGATGGCTTTTTGGAGAAGTCAATGTTGATGGGGGTTTTTGGATTTGGAATCGTCGATACTGGGTACGATGGTGCTCTGGGGGATGGAGTTGAGTAGCTCGGCGTGGGTCATCGGCTCGACCCAGACGGGGGTTCGGTCGCCAACCCATGCATTGATGGCGTTGAACTCCAGATACTCTCGTGCCTCGTCGGGGTCCATACCATCTCGACGCATCAAGATGCCGATGGCGAGCGGGATGGAATAGATAGCGAGGTCGGGCTGTCCGCAGCGGCGACCAATGCCAATCAGGGCATCATCGAGGTCCTCAGCCAAGAGTAGCTCTGCATCCATCCAGCGAGTGTATCATTCTTTATGGGTCGACTGGAGTCAGACTGGCGTCGGGACGGACACTACTAATGATGGAGGCTCAGCCTAGCTTCGCGCATCATTCCCAACTGGATAGCTACTCGCTGCTGGTGGGATGGTAGCCTGATGGGGCCATTCCAAAGTCATTCCAAATGATAGGGAATCTCGCTACGCCGAAACCCCGTATCAGTCTAAGTCGTTGATTCTAAAGGATAATGTGTTCGATGGGATTGATAGTCCCATCATTCTAAGTAGTTGATTCTAAAGGTTCAGGGTGTTGGAGATGGCAGTAAAGTAATGATAGAAGGTATCCAAAGGCTGATGGTATTAAGGAATGATAACTACCTTTGTTATCAATGAGTTAGGACCGACACCCCGCTTTTCGATGGACCCCCCTCCCCCTCTATAATAGAGGGGTGTAAATTCTGAGACAAAAAATGGGGTCTCAGAAAAGTGGTATAATGTGTCATGGCTCCCCTATAGTGAGTCTATAAGGTGAGCGAAAAATGATGAAACATGCACCTAACCCCAAGAGAATCAACACGTTAGTATGTGTCATGATTTCGGGTATTCTCGGCGCGATTTGACACATTTGCAATAACTCCTTTAGAATCAGCACTTTATATGTGTCATGCAACACGATTTAGGCAAACGCGAAAAATCCATGCAACTCATTGAAAACAAAGACGTTAGCAGAATGTTTCAAAATCGCGATTTGACCCCCATGACACATGACACATCATGGGAAAACTTGACAAACCCATACTCATATGTTACGGTGTTTTCAGCCTTTTCCACCCTTTTCATGGAGAAGACTCGTCGCCAAGCACCGCTGGTCCTACGTTGGACAGCAACCTTGCAAACGGTGGGAGAACAATATGATGAAGGCGATTCTCTCACTCTTACAAAGGTTCTCTCCGACGTTCTGGCTTAACCATAGATGGCTCCTCCCCCCTCGTTGAGTCACGGAACGTCGCGAGGGAATCCTGTAGGATTACTGGGGAAGAACCCCGCACTCCGTCGCGTGCGTGCGTTGAAGATTGTGCATGCACTCTTATCCCCCGGAGCTACCCGGAAATCTGTCGCACAGGAGATGGGCTTGAGCACCAAAACAATCGAACGCGAAGTCGCTTACGCTGAGAAAGAAGGTATACTCAAGGAAGCACAGGAGATGCTCGCGCAGGAACTGATTCCTCGGGCGATGGAAGTCTTTCGGAAACATCTCCAGATGCAACTCGAACGGTCGGATAAAAAAGGGGCAGACCCGCCCGACCTGGATGCTGCGAAGGAAATCCTAAAAGGCACCCATGTGCTGGCCGGTGCCAATCAACCTACGCTCTTCGAGGATGGCACAACAGAAGTGCTGACGTTATCGGCCTATTACGATCAAAGGAAACTGAATGCGCCAGAACCAGAACGTGACCCACGGATCGTTGTCGCTGAGGTCCAAAGTGCAGAAGAACCCCGAGACGGGGAAGTTTTATGCAGAGACGACGATCAACGGACAGACGATCAAGGGACCGGAAGCGAAGAGCGGGAACACCGCATCGATGCTCCTCCGACAACGAGTTGAGCATGATGCCCTCAATGGACTGATTAACTTTGGCTGACCGGATTCCCTTCGAGGAGGCTATCGCAGAGCCGATACTCCTCAAGAAACCGTGGATGGACCTGAGTGGCCCACAGAAGGTCATTCTCAAAGCGCTCTATGGCTTACCATTAACCACGGAAGAACTCGTCTGGTGGAGCATCCTGCAAGGTCCTGGCACTTATGAGCATGACCAACTGGGTTACCCAACCACGGTGCAGCATCAGGTTCCCTACACGCCAAAGGAATATGAAGAGTGCTGGGCGATTCTCGGACGACGTAGTGGCAAGAGTCACTCATATCTGGGCTTCGTCGTGGCCTATGAAGCGCTCCTCGGGGGACACACCCGGTATATTAGCAAGAAGCAAAACTCCCGTATCTTTGTGGTCGCCCAGAAACTCGACCTCGCCCAGGCGATTATCATGGAGTTCGTGGAGCCAATCTGCTCGGCCACCCCGCTGTTGGAACGAGAAATCAAAAATGTCAACAGTGACGGGATTGTCCTTAAAAATCGGCAGGTAATCGCACCCGCGCCCCCGCATATCAAACCCTTCCGAGGATTTGCTGTGCCCGTGGTGGCAATGGACGAAGTGGCCTTCTGGTATAAGGACAGCGAAAGCGCCAACCCGGACTACGAAGTCGAGCGAGCGGTCTCCAAGGCCCAAGCACAGTTCCCTGACCGAAAGCGTGTCGGGGCATCGACCCCCTGGAGTAAGGAGGGATTGCTCTACGATGCGCACAGAGCAGGGACACAAGGCTCCCGCTTGGCGCATGATGACCCCCAGAAGAGTCGATTCAAGCATGCGCTTGTCGTGCATGCCCCCACACCCGCGATGCAGGTGCCATTGATCGGGATGGACCGGAACTATTTCCAAAAAGAATATGACCGGGACCCCGAAGGCTATGTCAGGGAGTTTCTCGCGAAGTTCGTGGATGCGGTCTCGGGATTGTTCACTGAGGAGCAGGTGCGAGCCGCGCAGGAAGGCCAACCCTCCTATGCACAGGGGCGGGATGCGCTCCCCCGCGCTGACCACCCAGAAGATATCATCCCCTACTATATCGCCGCCATCGACCCGGCGTTTCGTCGGGACCGCTTTGCATTTTGCGTAGGGCATTACGAACCGGAGCGGGGATTCGTCCAAGACCATTTGCAATGGTGGGAACCCGAACAGGGCAACCCGATCAACCCCGCATTTGTATTGGATGACATCAGCCATACGCTCCTGAGATTCAAGGTGGCGATGGTCTTCAGTGACCAATATCAACTGGAATCTCTCCAACAACTGGCCTTGGACAGAGGATTCAGCATCCAGGGGATGGACTTCACCGCGAAGAGCAAAGCGAAGGTCTATGGCAATCTGTTGACGTTGTTTAGAACCGAGAAGGTAAAGTTACTCAAATGTGAGGAACAGGTCCAAGAACTGATTTCTTTGGAACGCCACAACTCCGCATTGGGGAATGTGTCGATTAGTGGGCGCTCAGGGGTACATGATGACATTGCCACCGTAGTGGCGTTGTGTGCGCGGCAGGTGATTTGGCTCATGCCGAGAACCCCGGAGGATATTGCCAAGATCAACCCCCATCGGGACCCGTCAACACATGAGAAGTGTATGACGCAGATCATCAATAAAAAACGCCGGAAGGACATGCTTGACAGGCTTGAACGTGGTGGCTACTATTTTTAATTGAGGAGGTAATTATGCCAGTAGTAGATGGAAAGAAATACCCCTATACCAAAGCGGGGAAGGCACAGGCATCTCGGGCGAAGAAGGGAAAGGCGTCAGGGAAGGGTGGGAAAAACAAACCCAACAGCAGTAGCATGGGTGCAGGCAACATGCGTGGTGGACAACCGAAAGGCACCAAATGAACTGGGGCCAACTCGGAGGCGCAGTGATTGGCAATATCGCGAGCATCGTCAAGTTGGTAGAGGGTATTCGCGGGAAACGCGAGGGTGTGCAGAAGCAAAACCTTGCGGTGGATTTGTTTTTTGCCCTGATCTCTAGCCAAGAAGAGAACGAGGTCGTAGACCGTATCGAACACGCAGAGGATGAAGTGCGTGGGGTGATCGATGCCGTGGTTGCATTAGAGAACAAACTGCGGAGTTTCGGTGGAAATCCTTGACAACAATGGGTTTCTCGTGCTACGGTGCTCTGAGATCGCATGACCTTTCCGTTCTGGTGGCTTCCCTCGTGGCGACACCGTGTGCAGCTCGAAGCGAAGCTCGACCTCCTACTCTCGCAGCAGCAAGCCGCGCAAAAACAACTGATACACGCAGTTGAACGCATGACCGATGTCGCTGCCGCACAAACGAAGGTGTTCGAGACCTGGGTGGGTTTGTTTAAGGAACAGCACCATCAACCCACACGACGCTGGACTCGTGATGTGGCACAGGAGAATCAGGAGTTCCTCGCACAACGGGGCATGCCTGACAACTTATCCGAGACAGAACAGGCGGAGTGGGTGAAGCAGGAGCTGGGAATAACCTAACTGATGCCCAAAGAAGACCTCGCTGGCGATGTGAACGTGAAGTTCGAGGGGTGGCGAAAGGATAGACGCCCACACGAGCTTCAGTGGTTCATCAACGCCGCGCATCGTCGTGGGCAACAGACCAGCGAAGCCGAACCTGTCTGGAGACGGGTGCGCTCGGTAGATGACATCGAGGAACCGCTGAGTAAGCGGCGACCGTCGATCAATCGCCTGCAAGCCAAGCATCGAGCACGGTTCGCGAAGTTCGCTCGGGCGCGTCCCATGCCCATCGTGGTGCCCTTTACCAGTGACCGCAAGGACCGACAGGACGCGAAAGCCTCCGAACGTGCCTTGAATTACTACTGGGAAAAGCATGGCATGGAAACCAAATACCTCGATGCGCTGCTCTGGGCAGCGGATTGCGGGAAGAGTTTCTGGTGGGTGCATTGGGATAATGACGCGATTGTGCCCGTGAGTGAAGAACGCGACGATGGCACGATGGGCCTCGCTGATGAACAACTTGGGGATATCCGGGTTGAAGTGGGCAATGCCTTTGAGGTGCTTGTCGCGGACCCGAAGATTTCGCGCATCTCCGACCAACCCGAAATCATGCGGGTGAAGGTGCGGGATGTCGAGGACCTACGGAAGCGCTACCCCAGCTCGGCCAAGAAAATCCACGGGGACACCACCTATCATCATTACTTTGAGTTCGAGCGGCAGATGGCAACATTGGCGACGAGACCCTTGGGGTCCTTGGCAAGTTTGTCCATGCCGGTGGGCGAGAGTGATGGCTCGAATAAAGCAGAACTCCCCAAGGCATTAGTGAAAGAACTCTTCACGGCACCGAATGCCACCCACCCCAAAGGACGGTATGTGGTGGTTATTGGGGATGTAGTGGTAAAAAAGCAGGATGAATTGCCATTTGGGTTCTTTGATTTGGAAAACCCCTTCCCGGTGGTGGAGTTTCAGGACATGCCCCAGGTCGGGCAATTCTGGACCTCGACGTTCATTGAACAACTGATTCCGATCCAACGTGCCTATAACAATCTCCGGGCGCAGTTGGAAGAACAGATTGACATGAACATCCACCCCAAGTGGTTGGTGCCCAAACAAGCACAGATTCCCGACACAGCATTCACCAATGCCACCGCAGAAGTGGTGGAGTGGAACTATATCCCCGGTATGCCGGAACCCCATGCTATTACGCCGGGGAATATCGCTGCCGATGCGTGGCGATTCGCGGGGATGCTCCGTGAGGAACTCGATGATGTCTCCCAAATCCAACCCTCGATTGAGGGGAAAGTCGGTTCAGCAAAAAGCGGATTCCAAACGAACCTCCTCCAAGAAGCCTCCGACGCGGTCCACGCGCCCGATGCGCGGGGTTTTGAACTGTCCATCCAAGACGCCGCGATAAAAATAAGACGGATGATGCGCTTGGGGTATACGTCTGAGCGCATGATGTCATGGGCCGGACGGAACTCCTCCCCGGAGGTATTCGCGTTTAGTAACGCACAGATTGATGAACATGCGTCGATTCGGGTGCAGGTCGGGTCAGCGATTGGTGGGCTGAAAGCCACACAAATCCAACAAGCTCTTGACTTGTATAGTGCCGGGTTGTTGGGTGATCCGAATGACCCCGAAGTCAAACGCAAGACTTTGGCATCGCTGGACCTGCGTGGGATGGAAGACGCGCAGGAACGGGCGAATCTGGACGAAGAACAGGCACGAGCGGAGACGATGGACATGCTCCGTGGTGAAGCGGTCACCGTGCCGCAGTTCTATGAGAATCATGACATTCACATCGCAGCGCATACCGAGGAGCTAAAAGGTCCTGCGGCAAAGACAATGGACCCGCAGATACGCCTCGACCTCCTCGCACATATTCTGTTGCATGTGAACTTTGTCAATCCACAGGTGGCTTTCGGCCTGACTCAGAAGTATGAACTAACAGAGCGACTCGTACGACCGGGGTTGATCGAACCGCCGCCACCGCCTCCTCCACCGGGCGTAGGCCCACCGGGAGGGGGACCACCCGGACCAGCACCGGGACCGCCGGGTCCTCCTGGTCCACCACCAATGGGACCCCCGCCGGGACCTCCGGGACCGCCCACCGTGGGCTAATTCACTAACCATATGGAGTGAACTACCGTTATGCCTGATACCTTACCCTCGGCTGAAGAAACGCTTGAAGCGACTCAGAACACTGAGACTTCAGAAGCGTCATCTGAACAACCACACGCTGCCCCTGTACTTTCCGATGACACCACCGTCAAGATGGACATCGGAGGAGAAGAGCAGAATGTCAGCCTCAAGGACCTGCGTTCTGGGTTCATGCGCCAGCAGGACTACACCCAGAAAACACAGGCAACCGCTGAAGACCGACGCTCCTTGGAAGCAGCGGCCCAGCAACTCCAGCAACGCGAAGCGGCATTAACAGATTTGCTGGCTGACCCACAGAAGCTCATGCAACTCGTCGCGGCTCGCGGAGGGCAACAGCAGCAGGAAGTGCCATTAGCTGATACAGATGTACCAACGGTTGGGACACTCAAGAAACTCTTGGGGGAATCCCAGAACCAAGTGCGTCAGGAACAACAGGCTGTGCAACAACAGATGCAACAACAGCAGGTTGTTCAGCAAATGGAAGCGACTGCGAATGATGCCTTCGGGGAAGTGTTCTACAACATTCCAGATTTGAAAGAGGTCCCCTTTGTCGGGGATACGCTGAAGAAGATGGCATTGGAGAGCAATCCCAAAACGCTGGATCAAATGCGATCAGCGATTGTCGATGCAGGGAAGAAGCTGTCAAAGCAGTTAAATATGAAACCACCAAAAGCTGCCAAGCCGCAAGCGGTCTCGCAGCTTCAATCGGGGATTGAACCACCTGGAGGATCTGTTGCCCCACCACCACCAGACAAGACCTACGGCAAAGGCCGGAGTATTGACTGGGGGGACATCGATAAAGATGCCATGGCATGGGTGGAACAGCAAATTCAAGGAGGGAAATCCTAAAAGGAGTTCGTCATCATGGCGAATATGAATCTCACCACAGCCGCCAATGTGCTGAAGACGTTTTATCTTCCGCCATTGCGTCGGTTGTTGAACAACCAGACGATTTTTTGGAATCGTTTGGAACGCAACGAGAACTTCAACGTAGAGGGAAAAAACTTTACGGTGCCGTTGCATGTCAGTCGGCATACGCAGGCTGGCGCGGGACGTGCTGAAGAAGGCACACTGCCAGCGAAGGATTCGCAGGGATATAACCAAGCGGTCGTTCCCGCCAAGTATATCTATACGCGCATCCAGATTTCGGGGCAGGTCATCAGAGCCACCAAGAGCAATGCGGGTGCCTTCATCCGTGCGGTGCGGTCTGAAGTTGAAGGAGCCACCCGCGATACCAAACGGTCAGCCAACCGGCAGGCCCATGGTGACGGTCGGGATGCGTTGGCCTACTACGTGAGCGGGTCAGGGACCTCGGTTGTTGCTGATGACAACTTGGGGAACTCCTTTACCCATGTGGGGCCGAAGGCCACCACGGTTGACTTGATCGATGTCTCGGACAACTCGACCGTTCTCAACAACAGCACCACCATCTTGGCTGGTGCCGATGTCGCCACCGGGGTCACCATGACCTTGGGCGATTCCATCTCCGGGTCAAAAGCGGATGGGGACTATTGGGTGCTTGAAGATACCCTTGGGAACCAGATGACCGGGTTGGAAGCGATTGTGTCTGCATCGAATCCTCCGTTGTTGAGTGGTGGGTTGCATGGCATCGTGGTGTCAGGGAACAACTGGTGGCAGTCGCAGATTGTGGGCGATGACACCTCAATGGTAGACCTGCGCTTTGCGAACATGCAGCGTGTCATTTCCAAAATGTCACAGGCCAGCGATTATGATAAGGATGATATCGAGTTTGGTCTCGCCTCCTATTTCATGATCGATAAGTATTACGAACTCTGCGCGAATGAACGTCGTGCGGTGAACGTGATGCAGTTGGACGGTGGGTATGAAGGTGTGGAGTTCTCGGGGATTCCGCTGGTTGCGGATGCCCAGGCGAAGCACAATCGTATCTACTTCGTCGTACCAGATGCGTTGAAGATTTGCCGGATGTCAGACTTCGACTGGATGGACGACGATGGCGCGGTCTTGAACCGTGTCGTGAATACGGATGCGTATGAAGCAACGCTGTTCCACTATGGCGATATCGCTTGCGTGGCACGGAATGCCTTGGGCGCATTGGTCGGTCAGAACGAATAACTCTCGCACAGCGCGTTGTGGCGCTTCATACCCCTCTGAAGGACCAGAAGCCCCCCATCACAACCTCTGGGGGGTGGAGGTCTGGAGGATTGACTCATGAATAAAGTACGCAAGATTAGCTCAGACGATACCGCACCCGCACCAGCCAGAGCAGACTACGGTCCCGCAACGGTAGGGGTGGATTGGGATGATTACGAAGGACATCGCACCCTTGCAGTCAATCGAGCAGCGAATGACCGATTGCACATGGCAACACGCGATGTGCATCATGTCTCCACGTTTGTGGATGACTTTTATGGTGATGCGTTGGATGGGGCATGGGTGCCGTTGAACGGGTCCGATGCTCAGGCGATTGACCCCGCACCCAGTGCGGCGAAGAACGGTGTTGTGCGGTTGACCTGCGGGGATGACGGCACGACCACGATGGCGGTGAACGGCTGTCAGTTGGCAACCGAGTTGAACTGGGATGCCTCGGCAGGTCGGTTGTTCGGGGAGTTCCGTATCAAGGTCTCCGCGATTACCAACATTGTGTTCTTCGTGGGGTTCACGGATTCCAAAGCCTTGGAAATGCCCTTTACCCAAAGTGGCACGACCTTGACCTCGAACGCATCAGATGCCGTAGGGTTCATGTTTGATACGAACTCGACCAACGACAATCTGCATGCAGTCGGCGTTGCTGCGAATACCGATGCCACGCATGAGAATCTGGATGTCGCGCCTGTTGCGGCGACGTGGATTCGCTTGGGTGTGGAAGTCTTCGCGGATGGTACGGCGAAGTTCTATATCAATGGGGCGAAAACCGGGAATACCATGACTTCAGCGATTACTGTCGCAACGGACCTCGCGGCGACAGTGGCGGTGTTCTCGGAGACGACCACCTCGCACACCCTTGATGTGGACTACGTGCGCTTGGAGCAAAGTAGGTAATCGTGCATATCCCGCAATCGTTTCGCGACCGACTCAAGACAGACTTTGATGGACGATTTCGGATGCGATGGTCTGATGCGCGTGGGGAGTTTCATTTGGAACAGAAGCTCTCCACCGCACAGATTCTCGAACCCCCGTTACGTCCTGATGGAACGTGGGATACCTACAACGACGACTATATCCGCAGTCGAGATGGCTACGGGTATGTGATGTCGGTACGACAGGGGGACCGGATGCCGTGTATGCGTTGCCGTCGCACGGTGAAGGTGCCTATTCGTGAGACCCGAGAAGCGGTGTGTCGTGGATGTAACAAGCGACACAAAGCGGCGTTCTACCCACTGGATGATTTGTTGTTACTCCATCTGCGATGGATTGACCCGTTGAGTGGGGGGATTTCTCGGGTGCGGAAATACGTTAATGCACAGAATGCCCAACACGAACGGTCTCGCGACAATGCTGCCTACGGAGAGATCGATGCGGCCACCGCAGATAACTTTGGACGACTCTTCGATATTCAGCAAGTTGGCTATACCGGTCGGGAGCGGTATCAATAATGGAACATTCACAATCTACTGCTGGATTCCTCGGTGTCTATGACTTTGAAACCATTACCGTGAGTACCACGGCACTTGGGTTTACGTCAGCGAAGATCGAGGGGAACCAGCCAGATGACCAGGGGAAATGTCGTGCGGTGCTCATTACCTGCGAGGATGAAACAGTGCGGTATCGCTTTGATTCGGCACCCACTGCCTCCGTCGGGCATGAGTTAGCTGCACAACAGAGTTTGGTCCTTGCAAACTACCAACAGATTAAAGACATTAAGTTTATTCGCAAGGGCAGTTCCGATGGAAAGCTCCAAGTAAGTTTCCAGAGGTGACGCGATGAAAAAGTTGGTAGCGAGTCTCCTGTGTGTGGGGGTCCTAGGAGTGGTGTCTGCGTCCGCGCAAGACCCTTCAGCGGGTCCCTTTACCACAGTGACCGAGATTACAGTTACTGGCATTGCCGATGTTGATTCCCTGCGTTTCGACGCAGAGAACCTCGATGTTATGCTAGCCCGAGGTGGTGCGAATAGATTGGAATTGGCAGATGGAGATTCCTTCAGACTAATCAATGGCACATTCCAATTCGGGGGCGGCGATGGCGTTGCTGTCACGGAGGATGGCGACGGAGCGATAACCTTTACAGGGGAAGGAAATGGGAGCGACGAGAACCTGACATGGAACTATGACGACACCGCGAACACCGTGGTGATTTCCAGTAGCTCCGGCGTCACAACCCTCACCTACACTTCCATCGGGGCGACCTTCGGGGCGGCTCTATCGGTGAGTAGTGGGGTGGTAACTATCTCCGATAGCTCCGCAGGAGCGTTGGATGTAGGAGGTGGTCTGAATATCGGGACCGGGAATGTGGCCTTGATTGGTACGGATGGGCGCATAAACGGTCCCTTGAGTTCCACGATTATTGATGATCTCAGCGGAGCGAACCTCACGACACTCAACGCAAGCAACCTCTCATCTGGCACCGTGGCTACCGCAAGATTAGGAAGTGGCACTGCGAGTTCCTCTACCTTCTTACGGGGGGATGGGTCATGGACCTCAGTTGTTGCGGGACCCGGTGGGTCTGATACCCAGGTACAGTTCAATGATGGTGGTGCTTTGGCGGGGGATTCGGGGTTTGTTTTCGATAAGGATGCGAACTCGGTGGACATCACCGGCACAGGCGCAGATGCGCTGGATGTGGGTGGTGGGTTAAACATTGGAAGCGGCAACGTGGCGCTCGTAGGGACCGACGGGAAGATCAGCGGTCCCCTCAGTTCGACCATTATCGATGACCTGAGTGGCGCGAATCTTACCTCACTCAACGCTGGGAATATCTCGTCTGGCACCCTCGCGGTAGCGCGTGGAGGCACAGGAGCAGCATCTTTAACTGATGGGGGATTATTGTTTGGGAGTGGCACTGGAGCGGTCACAGCATTGGGTGTGGCGACGAATGGACAGATTCCTATTGGCGACGGCACGACAGACCCGCAGCTTGCTACTATTTCAGGCACCTCCAACGAAATTGACATCACTAACGGGTCAGCCTCGATCACGGTGGGGATTCCGGCGTCAGCCACGATTACCACAGCCTTGACCATCAGTGGCACAGGGGCATCGTCGTTGGACATTGGTGGTGGATTGAATGCTGGCACGGGAGATGTCGCGTTGGTTGGAGATGATGGCAGGATCAATGGACCACTCAGCTCAACGATTATTGATGACTTGAGTGCAGCGAACCTGACTTCGATCCCCGCAGGACAACTCACCGGGTCGATATTGAATGCACGGCTACCCACCAACATCGACATAGGCGGGACCCTTGATGTCACCGGAGCGACAACATTGGATAGCACCTTGGCACTCGTAGGGGCTGTCACATTTAACGATGCCGGGGGTGATGTCGACATTCGCGCCGAAGGCGATAGCGTCACCAATCTCTTCACCCTCGATGCCTCGACAGACCGTATTGGTATTGGTGTCACAGCACCAGACAACATCCTGCATGTATTACAAACCGGTGCAGACTGGGGGATGTTTATCGATTCCTCCAGCACCTCCTACGCTCCGGGCATTCAGCTCAGACCCAACGGCACGGCGAAAGGGTGGGTCTCCGCAACCAACGCAGGTGCGTTGTTGTTGGATGGCAACTCGATTGTCGTGGTGAATGAGGGGTCAGCTGATAAGGACTTTCGGATTGAATCAGACGACAACGCCAATATGCTCGTGGTGGATGGAGGCGATGACCGGGTAGGGATCGGCAAAGCCTCTCCGACAGTGACCTTAGATGTAAATGGTGCAACGGACATTTCTGGACATACGGCACTCGACTCGACGCTGTCCATCGGGTACGGGTCGATTGGCGACTATCAGCAAGTCTTCATCGGCGGCACCCTTGCGTCTGGCGGGGCATCCAGCCACGCCGAAGCGATGGTAGTGCAGACCGCGATCACGGGCGCGACAGGCGATACTGGGTGGTTGGCTGGGGTGAAGATTGGACCTGCTATTACAACACAAGCCTCAGAGACGATAGTCCATGCGACGGCGCTAATTGTCAACGAACCGGAGATCACCGTTGGCAGTGGCGCGACGGTGACGACGGCGAGCACGTTGTGGATTCCAAATGTCCCCACTGAGGGGACGAACAATTACGCCTTGTTCGTAGATGACGGTGTGTCTCGATTCGACGGCAATGTGGGCATTGGTGGGGTGACGGTTCCTGGCGCACGGTTGGAAATAGAGGACGGCGGCATCTCACACCCTGGTCCGTTGTTTATAAGTCGGCAGGATGACGACGATGTGTGGAACATGATGTTGGTCAATGACTCCTACAGCACGACGGCAGTATATGGTGTGCGGATGACCGTTGCGACAGATGGCGATTTCAATATTTATGGATCGGACAAGACGAGCAGCCCCGGCCACATCTCTTTCTTTACAGACGAAGCACGGCGAATGCAGATCGGCAGTAATGGACGGCTGGCGTACAATCTCGCCGATTTCAACAATGTGTACGGCAATCTGGAAATCGAGGGGATCGGAGACGACATCGGGGTCAATATGTATCCCGACGACGCTGACGCGCACCAGCTGGTGTCGATGGGTGCTGGTGGCGACGGAGATGCTGCCAGACGGGGCGTGTTGAAGATCCTCGCCACCGATGACGGAACAAACAATTCGATTGCGATGGGATCTGTCGGTGGCTTAAGTTCCGATTTCAACATTTTTACGCGCCATCCCACCACTGGTCTTGGTAGGGTCATTCTGCGTATAAAGGGCGACGGATCGACTGAAGCAACTGGGGCATTTTCAAAAGCGAGTGGGAGCTTTAGAATCCCTCACCCGATCTGGCCTGCGACTCACGACCTAGTGCATAGTTTCGTGGAATCGACAGACACGTTGCTCCTGTATCGGGGTGTCGCAACGGTGGATGGTACAGAGACAATCGATCTCGATGCCTATCTTGATTTGGTTGATGATACGTGGGATGCCCTAACGCGAGACCCACAGGTATGGGTGAGTAATGCCTCTGGGTGGGAACAGGTGCGTGGCACCGTGACTGATGGCATCTTGACGCTCGAAACCCAAGACCCGACTGCGACTGGGGTTGAGGTAAATTGGCTTATTGCGGCTGAACGGCAGGACGATCATATTAAGGAAACAAACTGGACGGACGATGATGGGAACCCCATTCTTGAACCACTGAAGCCCCTGTTTAGTACCGTTGCACCTCCGACATTTGAGGAGAGCGTTGGTGACATCTATCCAGACATCGAAGTTGAGGACACAACGCCAGTGGCACCAGAACGATATCCGGCATTCCGCTTCACGGACGAGAACGGGAACACAATTACGGAAGACGAAACCGATGAAGATATCATTTGATTACAAAGTGGCGTTCTTTGGATTACTTACTGTGCTTGCACTTGCATGGGCAGGGTATGCGGAATACCGTATCCAGACATTCCAAACAACGCCTGCCGTGGAATGGTTGTTCGCAGAGACAAACATTCGGAATACAGAAGGCCAAGCCCTCACTCGGGCGCAGATGCTTGATCAGGTAATGCAATCGGCGTTGGAAAATACGGCTGCTCAACAGCAGCCTCTTCCAAATGAAGAAGAGTAATGCTGACCTTTAAGGATATTCAAGATCAGGTCCTGCTCCTCTGGGATTCTCCGGGGGAGACAGGAAACTTTCTGACCATCGTGAAGAATGCAATCAACGACTCTCATGCAGAGCGGTGTAATGCACAACGGTGGAGCTTCATGCTGTGGGAGGATGTCCTCACCTTTACTACTGTAAGTGGCACCTTGAACTATCGTCTTCATCCACTCTTCCACAGGTTCCACCGTGTTTACAATACGACTGATACGCACAAGATGGTAGAAGTACCACCTCGTGAATATTATGAAGCTCCCGAGACCAAGTTCCATTTCCACATGGTGGAACCCTCCCCGGTGGCGGCAGATTTGGCATCGGCGGGGACGCTCTCCATGGTGAGCAACTCAGCGTCAGACACGACACCAACGCTCATATTGCGGCTTATTGATAATGATACTGCTTCAGGTTTGGTCGGCACGGGTGAGATATCGGAAACGCTCACCGCCAACGGTACGTCTACCGTGACGACAGCAGCGAGCACCAGTAAGATACTGTCAGTGACCAAAGGGGGAACATGGGTAGGGACGATGACGCTCCGGGATGCAGACGGCAACATCTTACTCACCCTGTCACCGACAGAGTATGGAAAGGTCTACCCCCAGATTCGCCTCCTCAAAGACCCAGAGCAAGCCGATACTATTGAGTATCGCTTTTACCGTCGCCCGAGGATTCTGTCAGCGGATTACGACATTCCAGATATTCCATATCCCTTCAGTCGGATTCTCATCTGGGACACCCTGCTCCTGCTTGCGTCTTATGACGAAGCGAAAGAACCGGGGATGTGGGTGGAGCAACGTCGGCAGTGGGACAAGAAGCTCGCGGATAACTATCTCGAAGGCCAAGCCCTTGGTGGGCGTGTGCGGCAAGTGCGTGATGTCACGATGAGATAACGATGCAATTCCGAGAGACCTTCAAGAGTTGGCCGCGAGGCGTGGTGAGTGCTGGTCGCCCAGACCGGATTCATGCGGAGTCTGCGACGGATGCGACCAATGCCGCATTGGTGCATATCACCGGCTCACCGGTCACTGCCGTGCCACAGAAGCGGTTGGGATGCAGTATCCAAACTGCTGCGGGAGTTACCGGGAATGCGTCGATTCTTGGGTTGGATTGGTTTCGACGACGGAGTGGCGCGACATATACCGATTACTCACTTGCGGCGAGTAGTGGTGGGCGTTTGGATAAGTTGGCAGGGAGTGCCTGGGCACAAGCCGATTCAGGCACAGCAGCGTGGGCCACGAATGATGCCGATGGTATTCCGTCGATGGAGACCATGAACAACTTGTGGTTCATTGTCAACGGGGCAGACCAGAAGAAGTTCGATGGCACGAACATTACAAATTTTGGAATCGCCGCACCCGCCGCACCAACCGAAGCGGTGCTCGGAGATTCAGGGAATCTGAATGGCACCTATCAATTTAAACTTACCTATTACAACAGCAACACTGGACACGAGAGTTCCGCGAGTCTAGTCAGCGATGACTGTGTAGCAAGTAGTAAAAAGGTGACGGTGAGTTGGGTTGCTCCCGCAGGGGTTGATGAACAGGTTACGCATGTGCGCGTGTTCGTGCGCGAGACCAGCACCCAGTCAACGTGGTTCCGGTTAAACGCCGAAGCCGATGCGGTGTTGGATGGAGGAGCCTACGCAGCAGCGCATGGTGGGTGGGCTGTTATAGATGATGGAGCAGGGAGCATCCGTCTCGATATCACCACAGCGTCGATCAATGACCTGATTATCCAAGTGCCCGGTGAATCAGAGAATAACCCACCCTCAAGCAGTGCATCATCGATTACCAAGTATGCCTCTCGGATGTTCTATACCGATGGGGTGGATCTCTTCTACAGTAAGATTGGCTTCCCCGAAGCCTTTGATACGAGTGATTATGAACGGGTCAATCCTGATGATGGGCAGCGCATTATTGGCCTCCTCGCAGTGACAGAAGGCATGCTCTTTATTTTCAAAGAGCACTCGCTCTATGCCTTGCGAGGACTGGACCCGAACAGTTGGGAAATCAGACTCGTCAGTGAATCGATTGGCTTATCGGGTGTGCGGTCGTTTACAACACTCGATGGCATTGCCTACTGGTGGAGTCAGTCGGGACCCTATCAGTGGTCATCAGGAAAAGGTGTGCAACCGATTGGCTTCCCTGATGTGTCGGATAAGTTTGATGAGAGTAATGTAAGAGCAAACCTCTTGCACACTACTATCGTAAATAAGGATGTCGAGCGGCAGCGTATCTTCTTTGCCTATCCCCACGATACCGCGTCAGCACGGAACACGAAGCTCCTGGTGTATAACCATCGGCTTCAGGTGTGGGAAGGAACGTGGGACCCGATGGATATCAGTGCGTTAGGGAATCTTCCCGGCACCAACAACGCGCCGTTTTTACATATCGGGAATTACTCAGGTCGTTTGTTTCGGATGTGGGATGGAGCCGTCGATGGGGTGCGGTTGAGTAGCGGAGGCACGTTCTATACCCTTAGCGGGTCTCCATCTGAGACTTCGGGAGCAGCAACGCTGACCGATAGCACCGCGACCTTTGATACCGCGAACGATGGCTTAGACCAGTTGGTGGTAATTGCGATTGCCCCGGATGGCACCACCCAACGTCGGATTATCAGTTCAAGCACGGGCACCGTTTTGACGGTGACCGCGAATTGGTCACAGAAGCCTACGAGTAACTATACGTATGTGATTGCGGCCCCAGACTTTTCATGGTCGACCATCCACAGTGACCGGGTGCAGGGGCGGGATGGCTTGATGTTCTCATCCCCCTTTCGTCGGAAGCGCTACAAACAACTGTTGGTCTCAGCGCTGAGTGCAACGGGAAATGCCAATGTCGATGTGGATGTGCATTTGGATACAAGTGACACACGCGCTCTGTCAGTTACCGCATCGGCATCGGAGGTTTCTGGTGCGATCTTCGGCACAGCGATCTTTGACACGAGTGTCTTTGGTGAAGCGGGGGTTGCGACGATTAAGAAGCGAATTGGGCGTTCAGGACGAGCGATTGGGTTCGTCGTGCGAAATCGGGAACCGAACACACATATCTTGTTACTGGCCTTGTCCTATATGGGGACCTTGGTCTCGGAGAAATCATAATGAGTCAATTTCCAATTGGTGGTCCGTGGCACCAGCGTCCTCCATTTCCTCCACGGTGGCCTGTACCTGGACGTGAGGGACCGATTTTCGATGGACCTCCGCTCAATGACGATGGCACGAGGCCGATACCAAGAAGACCAGGTGGTCCTATGCAGCGCACGGGTCCCTATGTACCCCCACCGGGTATGCCGATTCCAGGGGGTCCGGGCGATCCAAGGACCAACCCACGAGCGGGTGGGATACCTGAGCCAATGGGAGAGCGGATGCTAGCCCCTGTTGAGGGACCGCCGTTGGTTGCCAACACACCACTGGCTAGACGCCCGATGTGGACACCTCCACCGTTACCACCAACACCATACCCAGTACCTCCGAACCAAGTAGGTGCTGCTCGATCACCGAGAGTACTGCCTCCTGAATTTGGAATGGCATTACGGCAGTACTTGATGAATAGGCGTGTGTAATGGCACTCGAACGTCAACCACCCGAGGACCGGCAGGACCACTTGCCGATCAATCGCCCAGACTCGTTAGCGCGTCCGAGTTTCGATGCGAATGTGCTCGAAACCGAACGGACGAAGCGGTCTCCGTTTGCGGCGTTTACGTTTGTGGATGTGACGTTTGGCACAGCGAATACGGATTACATCATCTCGCACACACTGACAACACCAGACCCCGAGGTGATTCGCTGGTGGGTAATACAGAATGACACCGCTGGAGTGGTCTATCGGGACCCGTCAGCATCGGGTGTCGCCCCACGCAACTGGGGAGAGGGGTATGTCGTGTTGAAGTGTTCGGTGGCAAATGCCAATGTGCGGTTACTGTTGTTTGTGGAGCAGATATGAAGAAACTAGTGCTTGCCCTCATGCTATCAATGCTCTCTCTAAATGTGCATGCTCAGATTGATCCAACGAATACCTTTTCCGTTGGGCAGATCATTACGGCAAGTGGGATGAATACAAACTTTGTGGACCTAGGAGCGTCTGCACTCAATCGTGCATCTGGAGGAAATATCACAGGGAACATTACCGTCGCGGGTGGTATCACGATTGATGGTGCTGATGTCGGTGCTTATCTGGCGACCAATGTCTATGCACAGGATAGCGGTGCGGCAGGCGACCCCTCGTTTAGTTGGGTGGGGGACACCGATAACGGGATGTTCTTGGGTGGTACAAATATTGTGGACTTCGCCACCGCAGGGTCAGCACGGATGCGAATCGCCGCAGATGGCACCGTAGCGATTAACTCCACCTCTGCGAGTGCGTTGGATATTGCAGGAGGATTAAACGCAGGATCGGGGAATGTCGCAATCATCAGCGCAGCAGGGAAAATCCCTGCACTGCATGGGGATTTCTTCGCGGATACAGCGGTGGCCGCGAGCTTGCTGACAGGAACGGTGGCAACCGCGAGACTGGGATCAGGCACCGCGAGTAGTTCGACCTTCCTCCGAGGTGATGGGTCATGGCAAGCGGTGACAGCGGGTGTGGCAGGCAGTGATACCCAAGTGCAATATAACAATGGTGGAGCACTGGGTGGCGATTCAGGATTCACATTTAATGACTCTACGAATGCCGTGACCATTACCGGCACCGCCGCGAACTCCCTTGATATCGGTGGGGGACTGAACGCTGGAACCGGGAATGTTGGGGTGATTAACGCTGCCGGGAAAATCCCTGCGATTTCATCAACCTACTTCGCCAGTCTCGCATTGGCGGCATCAAACCTCACCGGGTGTTGCCGGGTGTTGCAGATTGTGGAAGGCACCACGACAACGGATGCGAACACTGCGAGTGGCACCTATGCGGACACAAACCTCACAGCCGCGATTACGCCAGCGAGCACGGATAACAAGATTCTTGTCATCGTGACACAGAATGGTGTGGTGGCCTATGACGTAGGGGGAGGAGGACCGTCAGCAACCGGGATGGATCTGAAGCTCCTTCGTGATGCAACGGATATCGGCCTGATCGTCGGTGATGGGGCAAACGCCTATGATAATGAGGGGTCAAGAACGGCAGCATTTGTCGAACTCGACTCGCCAAGCTCCACGAGTGCGTTGACATACAAAACCCAATATCGCGTAGCGGGTGGGGGAGATAGTGATAGTCGTGCTCGGGTGCAATTGAATAGTTCTGAAAGCAAAATCATCCTGATTGAAATCGGGTATTGAGGAATTTTGGAATGCGTTTAGACAAGATTGATAACCTCGAAGATGTGCGCCAATGGATTTATGGGCATGACGCACGGTCAGAGGAGCGGTGGGAATACCAAGGGAAAGCCAACGAGACTATTGACCAGAAGCTCGCCTCGATCAACATGCGCTTGAGTGCATTGGAACGTCGGGTGATTTGGATTTCGGCGGTGTTCTCGGCTGGTGGCGCAGCAGGAGGATCGTTCTTCTTTTAGACCATGGCTACTAGGATTGCTCTCAATATTGATCCATATCTGAAGTCCTGGCCGGTACAGGTGCGTCAGAAGCGGTTCGATGTACCGCCAGCTCCAGATCAAGGTCCGTTGGATCTTGAGTCGCTCTTAGCGGAACCTTTCAGGCCAGCGGAGGATGATCGCACACTCCTCAAACGAGGGGCGAATAACATAGCGGATTTCCTCTGGGGCACAACTCCAGAGGAAACGGTGTTTGGTGACCTTATGGGTGCGCTCATGGGCACCAACCTCATGGTCTCGGGTGCAGAACGCGCTGTACTCGATCCCGTCAGACGAGCATTGCTGAATAAAGAACTTACATCAGAGATCACGAAATATCTTACAGATGTGCCCTCACAGCAAGCGACCATGCTGAATCTTGTGAAGAGTCATCCAAGAACCGCTGCGCTGTTCAAGCTCCGTGGTGGGACGATTCGAGCTGCGGAACCGTCATCTACACGAGCGATTGCGGATTATTCACCCACTCTCGAACAAATCCGATTACATCCAGAGAAAGCTCTTGATGCGATAAGTACGGTTGATTGGCTTCGGGCAAAACTTGCTGCTGACCCGACTGCGATTACGTCGGCAGGAGTGCAGAGGTTGCCGGGGCAAGATAGAATCTGGCGGCATTTGACGAGGATTGGACGAACGGAGGGGGTCGCGACCCCATCTCCGATTACTCACGAGTTTGGTCATGTCGGGCAAGGAATCTCTGGAACGGGGCGAAGGAAGATCGAGGCCGCGAGAACAACGACCGGACGGAAGCAACTCACGGAAGTTGAGCTGGGTGCTCGCATTACCGAAGCGAATCAAACCTTACGCCGACGCTTGTCAGAGTATAACAAGTTCGCAAAAGGACAGGCTTCTGTGCCTACCGTGCGGGTTTCCCCCGCTGATCGGATGAAGCTCGCACAGCACCATGCGCTAACTGATCCGGGGTGGCTTACATATCTCTATGACTTACCTGAGAACGCACTTGTGCAAACGAAGTCTCTCCGTGGTGGACGGGCGTTCACTGCGAAAGAGATTCGAGAGTGGGCTGATACTGCGACTGGCCTTGGGCCAACAAAAACAGGCGGGGAGGTGGCATTGCCTCCCGACCGGCAGGATCTCTTTTCAGCAGTAATGGATTGGTTTGGGGACTAAAAGATGACCCCAACGATTGATACGCTCCTCGATGAAATCCTGGCCCGAGAGGGATCGAAGGATACCAATGATCCAAATGATTCGGGTGGGCGTACCAAATTTGGAATTAGCCAACGCTGGCACCCAGCTGCGTGGGAAGACGGACCACCCACACGCGAAGCGGCGAAGGAGATTTTCTTTAGTCTCTATGTGATGAAGCCTAAGTTGCATCTGGTTACCCCGGATTATCTCTTGGGACAGCTTGTGGATTATGCCGTGCTGAGTGGGCCACATCGAGCTATCGTCGCGTTGCAGCATATTGTGGATGTTTCCGAGGATGGGTTGCTGGGACCGATCACCTTGGGCGCACTAGCAGCACAGGAACCACGTACGGTGAATAACGCTATCGTAGATCGGCGTGTGTTGCTCATGACACGGTTAGTACAACAACGACCAAAAGACTTGGTGTGGCTCTATGGGTGGGTCTCTCGGGCACTGAAATTTAGGGTATAACTATGGCTCTAGGTAATGGATACGGTTTGGTGAACAGTACGGGTGGGATTAAGCGGTGGGATGATTACGATGACCCGAATGCCTCCCAGTCCCAACAGGCGAATAGGAATGCCCAAGGGGGGTGGGATACAAATAATGATACTTCCTCAGGCGACGGGTGGGTGGCACAACCGGCGCAAGCAGCACAGCCAGCGGCGGGTGGGCGGACAGACAATTGGTCGAACTTTACCCTGAGTGGTTATGATGATCCGGGTCGTGACCCAGGTGAGCAATATACTCCGCAGGCCCCAGAACCACAGCCAGCACCTCAACAGACCCCCGGAGGACGAGGGAGACACCCAGGACCATCTCCATCCGGTGATACCGCACTGTGGAATTGGTGGCAAAATTGGCAACGTAATGCGAATGACCCACGAGTTGAAGCGTGGTGGGGACGGTATGCGCCAACAGTATATGGAGATCATCCAACAAATATACAATGGCAACCTTCGGCAAATCCTGCGTGGTTTGCACAGCAAGCAATAGACCCTGCTTTCCAATCCACGAGAGACCACTGGCTTCGTAACTTACAACAAGGATGGCATCAGGGATTTCTTCATGATCGCGACCCCTATCAAGAAGGCTTAACCTACTATAAAGACCAAGGTGGTGCTGATTACAATTGGACTGGAACGCAGTGGCGCACGGGTGTGCCAACAGGGTATCACCTTGATCCTGAAACGAGTGAGCTTGCAGGCTATAAGGACTGGGCTAAAGAAAATAACATCGTTGGTCCGTGGACAGCAGGGCATGCTGACTTTGCCAGTTGGCGTGATGATGCCCAATTCCGCAATCAGTGGGCACAGAATACGTTAGCGGCATTTCAAGCGCGGGGCGGTGGTGGCGGAATCTATGCCGACCCACCAGATGGTATTAACGCCGAAGATTCTAAGTGGGACCAGTGGCTTCGTACCGATGGGGGGAGAGACCATACCTCAGCGAATATCTTAGGGTTTCTGCAAACGCACTATGGTGGTCAGTTCAACAAAACAGGGTTAGCCGCCGCACTCCCCATAATGCAATGGCTCTTTGGGAGTCATATCAAAATCGTTGGGTCTGGTGGCGATAAGATCGACTTCGGTCCCCCACTTGGTGTCGTAGACCTTATCCGAGATGTCAAAGGCGAGCATGGTGGCACGGCGTGGATTTGGTTACCGGATAAAGATAATACCAATCTCCATGGTGGGGGAGGTGGTCGCGGGGCGGCTGGGGCC